GCGGTGAAGGTGCATACTTTGATGCCTGTTTATGGTTGTTGGATCAAATGGGAATAGACTATGCAATTTAAATTAGGTTTTGGTCCAATGAGTTTAATCATTAACAGGGCACTGGCAGAGTATGCCAGTCTAAAACAACGTCCTTTAATGATTATTGCCAGCAGGAACCAAGTAGATGCTGACAGTGGATATGTTATGCAGACACAGGCACTAGCAGACCAAATGGCGCCTTTACGTAGCGACTATTTGATGTTGTGTAGAGATCATTGTGGTCCATACTTTTTAGACAGTGAACGTGAACTGCCAATTAAAGATGCAGTGAATGCTACAAAGAAAACAATTCAAGCAGACATAGAAGCAGGATTTGATTTGATTCACATCGATACCAGCAGATGTGAAGATCCTTATCCGGTAGCAGACGAATTATTCAACTTTTGTTTGGAACTAAACCCCAATATTAAATTTGAATTTGGCACAGAAGAAAATGTTGGAGTAAGGGCTGGGGTTAAGAAATACAAAGACGATGTTAGATTTGCCAGTCAATACCCAAACATGGAGTTTGTGGTGGCACAGACCGGCAGTTTGACCATGGAGGATAGACAGATAGGCAGTTTTGAACCTGGTTTGGTTAAAAAGTTGGTTGCATTTGCTGAACAGAGTAATGTAAAATTAAAAGAGCACAATGCCGATTACTTAACTGCCGAACAGATCCAAATGCGTCGAAACGCAGGAGTACACGCTTGTAACATTGCTCCACAGTTAGGTGTTATACAAACACAGGTAACACTGTCATTGGCTAAAGAACATAATGTTAACACACATGAATTTGAACGTACAGTATTGGAAAGTAATAAATGGCAAAAATGGATGATCGGTGATAACACAGAAACAAAAATACTGGTAGCAGGACATTATTGTTTTGGTTCAAACAGTTATGAAAGACTTTTTGAACAAACACAAAAACACTGCGACTTAGAAGCAGAAATCACGTTAGCAATTTATAATTGCTTAGACACTTACTATGAGAACTTATTATGATTGTATGGTTTAATTGCAAAATTAGTGACATTAGGCTTACGCCACAACCTAGATATCATTTACGTACAGACGATAGACTAGATGTAGCCAAATATAGTTTAGCCAGTTTCCGCCCGTTAGATGAAGTGACTTCTAAATGGATCTTTAACTTTGAACTGGCAGATGGTTGTGCTGGTAAAGAAAAGGAATTTGAAGATTGGATCCGAGAAAACTTTCCTGCAGATAAAACAGTTATAAACTGGTATCGGTGCAATCACTATGAGCAATGGCAGGAAATGGCAGATTTAGTTAATGCTGAGGACGATGAGTTAATTTTTCCAGCTGGGAACGAAGATCATATCTTTATGGATACTGATATCGAACTGTTCAAAGAAGGATTAGAACTTGTTAAAAATGATTCGGACCCAAATGCAGTTTTTTTTACAAGTCATTATCCAGAACTTGCAAGATGTAGTTTTTATTTTAACCCAGAAGGCATAACTGAAAATAAACATTTTACATGGTACGTTTTAGGTAGCAATGATGCACTGCGTGTTATGAAAAAAGGCCTTTTTAATGAATACGTACAAAAAATTAAGAATAATAAAAACATTTTTTACAGGACTGAAGATTGGAATCAACTCAGTTTGCCTGTTTGTAAAATATATTGTCCAACCAAAGAACAATTTAGGCACTATGATGGATACGCTCATGTTCGTATAGGTGCAGATATAGCTCCACCATTGGAAATTCCTGCAGGATTTTTTGATAAATCTATGACAATTAAATACGGTTTTGATCAGCGTGAAGAAGGCGCAGTAAACATTAACCCACAAATGGAAAGTTTCTTTGCAGAAGATGGCGCCGGCACAGACTATAAATTTAGTTTAGAGGATATTCCGTTATTTTGGAAAGAACACATTAAAGAGATTCAAATTAATCCAGACTCTGATTCAGAACAACTTATAGAAGCAAGAGATGCTCAATTACTTAAAATGAGTAGATGTGAAGCACATTGGGACTTTATGGGGATTGTTTTTGATAACAATAATTATCCACCAGCAGAAAGAGTAAACTGTTGGACCAAATCAATTGATTTCACAGACGAATAACAGTATAATACAGTCAAGGAGAACACATGTCAGACTACACCCGTACATTTAACGCAGAAGCCAAAATCAAACTTACACAACTAATCAACGAAGGCATGACTGTCATGCAAGAAATTGAAGATCTCAACGCAGGTTTGAATGATACTATCAAGGCAATCGCAGAAGAATTAGAAATTAAACCTGCAACACTTAAAAAAGCAGTAAAGATTGCACATAAATCTAAATTGGGTGAAACCAATCGCGACCACGACGAACTAAACACTATTTTGGAAACTGTAGGCAAAACACTTTGACCAAAGCATTTGGTGCTTGGTGGTCAGGCACGCAACAGTTTATCGCAAAGGATTGGAGTAGCCATCCTTTTCGTTTCTGTTTAGAGATGACTGCGTGGGCAATCAGTATAGGCTGTGCTATAACTTACGCTTATACTGTACCTAATATTCCATTTATACCTTTGTACTGTGCATTTATCACAGGCTGCGTTATAGGTGCATGGTGTGCTTATACTCGAGGTAGTTTTGGACTTTTTGGAAATTACACCCTGCTCGCAATCATTGACATGACCGGGCTAATTAAGTTATTATTAATGAAGTAAGATGTCATACGTAGACGCATTATTTGATAAACAACGTGACAGGATTCACGTAGTAGAACGTGTTAACGGCGAACGCCGCTATCAAGAGTTTGCGGCTGATTATACGTTTTACTATGACGATCCCAAGGGCAAGTATCGTACTATCTATGGCACGCCTGTAAGCAAGTTTACAACACGCAACGGCAAAGAGTTTCAAAAAGAAATGCGTATCCAAGGCAGCAAGCGTCTTTGGGAAAGCGACTTCAAGCCAGTGTTTAGATGCTTGGCCACAAACTTTCTTGGCGCAGAACCCCCAAAACTACAGACAGCATTTTTCGATATTGAGGTAGACTTTGATCCCGAACGTGGATTCAGTAAACCCGAGGATCCATTCAACGCTATCACTGCTATCAGTGTGTACTTGGATTGGATGGACAAGTTAGTTACACTGGCTATTCCGCCCAAGTCGATGAGTTGGGAAACCGCAGAAGAAATTTGTAATAGGCATAGTGACTGTTTCTTGTTTGACAGAGAAGAAGACTTATTAAACACATTCTTAGACTTAGTTGATGATGCTGACATCCTGTCAGGTTGGAACAGTGAAGGCTTCGACATTCCTTATACCGTGGGACGCATTACTCGTGTGCTCAGCAAAGACGATACACGCAGACTTTGTTTGTGGGGACAGTTTCCCAAACAACGTGAATTTGAACGCTTTGGTGCCACAAACATTACGTTTGACTTAATCGGCCGTGTACATATGGACTATATGCAACTGTATCGCAAGTATACCTATGAAGAACGCCATAGTTACAGTTTGGATGCCATCGGCGAATATGAACTAGAAGAACGTAAAACTGCCTATGAAGGCACACTGGATCAGTTGTACAATAAAGACTTTGACACATTTATTGAATACAACAGACAGGATACTCGACTGTTAGCAAAACTGGACAAGAAACTCCGCTTTCTAGACTTGGCTAACACCATTGCACATGACAACACAGTATTGTTGCAGACCACAATGGGCGCAGTAGCAACCACGGAGCAGGCAATTATCAATGAAGCACACAGCCAAGGACTGGTCGTACCTAACAGAAAGAACAGAGATGAGGGGGAAGAAACAACAGCGGCAGGTGCCTATGTTGCTTATCCCAAAACAGGCATCCACGAATACATCGGAGCCATTGACATCAACTCGCTCTATCCCTCGGCTATTAGAGCGCTCAACATGGGACCAGAAACCATCGTCGGACAGATCCGACCCGTAATGACTAAAAAGTTTATTCAAGACAAAATGACTGGAGGTACTAGTTTTGCTGGTGCTTGGGAAGGTCTGTTTGGCAGTCTTGAATATGAAGCAGTCATGAAAGGTGATCCCACAGTTGAACTTACAATTGATTGGGAACAGGATGGTACCAGTGATGTTGTCAGTGCCGCAGACGTTTGGCGCTTAATCTTTGACAGCAACAAGCCCTGGGTACTCAGTGCCAATGGCACTATCTTTACAATTGAACGCAAAGGTATTGTGCCTGGCTTGCTGGAACGTTGGTATGCTGAACGTAAACAGATGCAGGCCAAACTTAAAGACTGTATTGCAGAAGGTAACGAAGCAGACATTGAGTACTGGGACAAGCGACAGTTAGTTAAAAAGATTAACTTGAACAGTTTGTATGGTGCTATTTTGAATCCGGGTTGTAGGTTTTTCGACCACAGGATCGGACAGAGTACCACACTGTGTGGCAGGGTAATTGCCAAGCACATGGATGCATTTGTCAATGAAGCAATCACTGGCGAGTACGACCACGTAGGCAAAAGTGTTATCTATGGCGACACTGACTCTGTGTATTTCAGTGCTTGGCCAATAGTAAAAGAAGATGTTGAAGCAGGACGTATGCAGTGGAACAAAGACATTGCTATCCAAGTCTACGACAACATTGCTGACCAAGTAAATGAAAGTTTCCCAGCATTTATGGAACGTGCCTTTCACTGTCCAAGAGAGAACGGCAGCATTATCCGAGGCGGTAGAGAGATTGTGGCTAGTAAAGGTTTGTTTATTAAAAAGAAACGCTATGCCGCACTAATCTATGACAAAGAAGGCAAACGCAAAGATATCAAAGGCAACCCTGGTGAAGTAAAAGCCATGGGCCTGGACTTGAAGCGTTCGGATACTCCTAAGGTTGTACAAGACTTCTTAAGTGAAATCTTATTAAAGGTGTTAACAGGCAGCGGCAAAGAAGATATTATCGAACGTGTGCGTGAATTCAAGTATGAGTTTCAAGAACGTCCTCCATGGGAAAAAGGTACGCCCAAGCGTGTTAACAACCTGACCAAGTATACCGCAGAAGAAAAAAGATTAGGTAAAGCCAACATGCCCGGACACGTTCGTGCCGCAATGAACTGGAACAACTTATGTCGTATGCACAGTGACAAGTTTAGTATCCAAATTGTTGACGGTATGAAAGTGATTGTGTGCAAACTCAAAGATAATCCACTTAAATACACCAGTGTTGCTTATCCCACAGATGAAACACATATCCCGCAATGGTTCAAAGACTTGCCGTTTGACGACAGCACAATGGAGTCCACTATTGTAGACCAAAAAGTAGAAAACTTGTTGGGTGTGTTGGAATGGCAAATTGCTGAAAACACAGATATCAATACTACATTTGATACATTGTTTAGTTTCGAATAAAATCTAAATAAGAGATGAAGTTGTCTGAGTTAGTTGATTTAAAATTGCGGATGGAAGAATATTTTAACAACAAACTAACTACGACTCTAAATAACTTAATAAATGAATTTAAATTGTGGGAAGGTGTAGCACTAACTCACAACAGATTGATAGAATTACAAAACGAAATTAAAGAAATTGACCATTTAACATCTTTAAAATTTGAAAATTTTTTAAAAGATATAGAAGAAGAAATTGAAAATAAATCAAATGTCATGCTAACATTAGGGTATGAATTAGAAGGAAAAAAAGTTTTAGGTCCATCCCAAAGTGTTCACGAAGACAAACAATTTCGATCTATAAATGTGTCAGATAAATTTAAAGAACAACTAGGTAGTAAAATTAGAACTAAAACAGACTGGAGATATCCTTGTTTAGAGATTGGGCCTGGCGAAGGCACTTGGACAGATAACTTAGTGGGTTGCGATCCATTATATTTGGTAGACATACATCCAGAATATTTAGAAGCAACAAAATTAAAATATACCCGCCAATTTAGTAGAAGGATAAGATCATATTTAATCGGTAGTCGTAATGGACAGACAAGGGAAAAAATAAACGAATATAATTTATCAGCTTTACCCAAAAATCAAATTGGATTTATTTTTAGTTGGGCGGTATTTGATTTTCTATTCATAAACGAAATAGAAATTTATCTAAAAAGTTGTTTCGAAGTATTAAAGCCAGGTGGCAAAATGATTTTTAGTTTCAATGACTGTGATAAAGTTATAGGAGCACAGTTTGCTGAAAAAGGCGAACGATCGTGGGTAACTAAGAAAGCGCTCAACAAATTATTTTCAGAAATTGGATTCGGTTTAACCGAGTTTTACTGTGATGAAATTGAAAAACATAGTTGGGTAGAAATAGAAAAACCAGGAAGTATGGTTTCAATGAAAATTGGTCAGCCTAAGGTATCAATTCATAAAAGACAAGGATTTGAAAATCTTGACACAGGTCCCACAAAAGTATATAATAAGCAACAAGTAGCAAGATTAAAACAGTTAGCAATACAACTTGGAGTCGATACAGCAGAAAATATTATGTCTGGGATGTATGAACCTCATGTATTAGAGAAAAAAATAAACATTTTAAGGATGAACAAATGAAAGATCACTTACAAGATATAGTACAACACACACATGGTTTAGGTGTAATTGACCTAGTAAAAATTGTAGGCAGCGACAGTGAAACGGCATTAGAAGCACTAGCAGAAGACCGCAGTGTTATCGTTCAAGCCAAATTCAAAGGAGTAGTTGCAGACTTTATTGGCACGTTTGGTATGCCTAACTTGGGCAAACTAAACACTATTCTTAATATTCCAGAATATCGAGAAGACGCCAGCATTGCAGTCGCACGTCAAGACCGCAATGGTGAAAGTGTTCCAGTAGGTGTACACTTTGAAAACAAAGCAGGAGACTTTAAAAACGACTATCGTTTTATGGCTAGTGAAATCATTTCTGATAAACTTAAAACTGTTAAGTTTAAAGGTGTAAAGTGGAATGTAGACATTGTGCCCAGCGTGGCCAGTATTCAGCGTCTCAAGTTTCAGGCACAGGCCAACAGTGAAGAAACTACGTTTACTGCTCGTACAGAAGGCACGGACTTGAAGTTTTTCTTTGGTGACCATAGCAGTCACGCAGGTAACTTTGTGTTCCAAACTGATGTCAGCGGTACACTCAGTAAATCGTGGGCATGGCCTGTAGCAGTTGTAATCAGCATTTTAAACTTGCCCGGTGATAAGACATTTAAAATCAGTGATGAAGGTGCCGCAATGATTACAGTAGACAGTGGCATTGCCGAATATAACTATATTCTGCCAGCACAGACAAAATAATGAATTATGATACCTTAGTCACGCTGAAAGTTTTACAACAAGAAATCAGTGTGCTCAAGAATAAGATTATGCCAGAAGATAGTGGACACATTTATACTGCTATCAGCGTGATTAAGGATCGTATAAAAGAATTAGAATGTGAACTAACACCAGAAGAACAAACTTGGTACGCACTAAATGCCAACTAAAGACGATTTAACACAAAAACAAAAAGACTACGCAGTATTCTTACCTGCGCTCAGTAGTTTTTACAGCAGAGATGTTAGCAAACAACAGTTAGACCCTAACTACATTGATCCAGCACGAGTACCCCAAGACTTTGAAAATGGAGTAGAAGGCTTAAACTGGATGAACAAAAATGAAGGCTACTTTACCTATCATTGGAGTTTGTATTCAGCAGGACACGCAGACTTGAACTTGAACAAGATTGGTGGGCGTGATGACATGGTGCGTAATCGAAATCGTAAAAACGCATTTGTGTTGGGCGATAGCGGTGGCTTTCAGATTGGTAAAGGTGTCTGGGAAGGCAACTGGAAAGATCCTAACTGCCCACAGGCTGCTAAAAAACGTAAGCAAGTATTAGAGTGGATGGATGCTTACATGGATCGTGGCATGATCCTTGATATTCCTGCTTGGGTCGCTCGTAGTCCTGCAGGGCAACAGGCAACAGGCATTACCACATATGCAGAAGCAGTGGCGGGCACTAGCATCAACAACGAGTACTTTATGCAGAACCGCAATGGTAACTGTAAGTTCTTAAACGTACTGCAAGGCGAAACACACGCCGAAGCAGATGACTGGTACGAGCAAATGAAACATTACTGTGATCCCAAACAACACGCACAGCCGTTTGAAGGTTGGGCAATGGGTGGGCAGAATATGTGTGATGTACACCTTGCACTACGCCGTATTGTTGCGTTAAGGTTCGATGGATTATTGGAACCGGGACTGCACGATTGGATGCACTTTCTTGGCACAAGCAAATTAGAGTGGGCAACTCTACTTACAGACATTCAACGTGCAGTCCGAAAGTACCATAACGAAAACTTTACAATCAGTTTTGACTGTGCCAGTCCTTTCCTTGCCAGCGCCAACGGACAGATTTATTATGATGTTACCATAGAGGACCGCAGTAAGTGGAGTTACTTGATGCAACCCAGCATCGACGACAAAAAGTATGCAAAAGATTTTCGTCCTTTACGTGACACTATACTACAGGACGGGATATTTGAATCATTCTTGGAAAGTCCCATCAGTGAACGTCTCAAAGCCAAAGACGTTTGTATCTATGCGCCAGGCGACTTGAACAAACTGGGCAAAGAAGGACGTACAAGTTGGGACAGTTTCAGTTACACACTACAAATGGGACACAACGTATGGACTCACTTGTATGCTGTACAGGAAGCCAATCGTCAATATGACGCAGGCCTGTATCCCGAAATGTTAGTAGCAACTACCAGCAACAAAAAGGCTTTCAGGACTTATGACAGAAACTTCTTCCGTGACATTGTGGATGATATCTTTGCTACCAGTGACAGAAGCCGTGCTGAAGAACTGATTGAACACTACAACCGTTATTGGTTAAGCATTATCGGCACACGTGGTGCAGTTGGTAAGAAAACTGTAAACAGTAAAACACAGTTCTTTAACTTGTTTGAAACTGAAGAAGTGGAAGAACATCACAGAGATGACAGTGACTTGGATGAATCTAAACTCGAAGCACTGGAACAAGAATGATTTTTGAAAAAAACGACACGCAAACAAAGCAACGTGACCCTAATAGGTCACCAGTTATGCATGCAGAAATTGCACATCTGTTTCCTGTACCTTTGTACGTTAAAGAAAATGCTGTGGATTCTGCATTAACTGAATGTTTACAAAATCCAGACAATCGAGAACCTCATTTAATGATAGACAATTGGGGGCATGTCAGCAAAGACAACTATTATCTAAATCAAGAAAAGTGTCAGGCATTAAAATCCGCTCTCACTGCTTATGTAAATGACATGGCGAATAATGTGTTAGGGTTTGCTGGAGAGTTTGTAATTACACAAAGTTGGATTAGTACCAAAAAGCCTTATCAAAGTCATCAACTTCATACACATCCTAACAGTATTATTAGCGGTGTATTTTATTATGACAATCCAGAAGACGCTAGCCAAATTAGTTTTGTGAAGCCAAACTTTACTAGTTCTATATATAGTTTGAAACCGATTCGTAATGATGAGAACAATGTTTTCACTGCAGATGAAATGCATATTAACGTAAAGAATACTATGCTGCTTTTATTTCCTAGCTATTTACAGCACACTGTTTCGATGAACGAAAGCCAAGTAAATAGATATAGCCTAGCATTTAATACTATGCCCAGGTATCAGTTAGGATTACAGAACGACTTAACACAACTTAAAATGCCAAACTTTGAATAAGGAGACGACTATGTATGAAACCCGTATTAAACACCTTGAAGAAATGCACCGAGTATTAGATAGTAAAATTGAGGCGTTAGAAAAAACAGGTATATATGAAGATCATGCTCTTGCAAATATGAAAAAGCAAAAACTTCAAATTAAAGATGAACTAAGACGGCTCACCAGATTGCAATGGGAACATAATCACGAAACTGTAAACTTCGACGACTAATTATGGCACAACTATACAGAATCACACCCTTGGAAAAGAAAAGCATCGAATTTGTAATCGAATGTTATCAAAAATTAGAAGATGGAGATACCAGAGGTTTTACAGCAACATTTCTCTACCGTTGGGGACAGGGGTTTAGAGAACTAGACAATCCTGTAAGTAAGTGGGAAGCAACCAGTGACGATGGTGTAAGTTGTGATCCCACAATCGGTTGGGGAGCAGAACTAGATGACGGCATCAGTACATGGGTTGATTTCGACGGCGATTGGACTGATGCAGAACGAGAAGAAATTGAAGCCTACTGTGAAGGCGAACTAGAGGATGATGAAGGACGCTGTTGCGAAGCATGGTTGTTTGATGGAGATCACGAATACGAAATCGAAATGGACGAAATTGTAATTCATGGTCCCGTTAAAATTGACTTAGTAGACGAAGACAACTATAATACTGTAATCGAAGAAAACGTAGAACCTCAAGAATGAAAAGTTTAGTTATTGGCATGGGTATAGGCCAACTATACCTTGCTGTATTGAAAAACATTGGCTCAGAAGTAATCACCGTAGACACAAACGAAAATGCCGGAGCACATTTTGCCAGCGTGGACAGTGCATTAGAACGGCATCCATTTTTTGATACTGTACATATCTGCACTCCAAACTTTACACACTATGATTTGGCAGCAAAGGTAGCACCCTACACAAAAATTGTTTTTGTGGAAAAACCCGGTGTTGCTACCGCAGAACAATGGCTGTCATTGCTAACTACATTTCCTAAAACACGTTTCATGATGGTTAAAAACAATCAGTGGCGTGATGAGTTTGTGGACTACAAAAAGATTGCTGAAAGTGCGGACACTATCTTGTTTAAATGGATTAACCGGAACCGCGTACCCAAACCAGGTAGTTGGTTTACTGATAAGAAACTGGCATATGGTGGAGTTAGCAGAGACTTGTTACCTCACTTGCTAAGTTATTACACAGGATTCTTTTCGGACTTTGCCAAATCTGTACCTAAAGTAAAACTTGTAAAGCAACGTTGGACTATCGATGACTTGGCAGATAGTGACTATGGTGAAGTTGATCCTAATGGTCATTATAATGTAGACGATAGGGTGGAATTGGAAATGAAGCATAACGGCAAACTGTTGTTCTTTATTGCAGATTGGCGCAGCAATGATAAAGATGACATCGGACTAACATTTATTGCAGAAGGCGGCGCAAGATTTGAATTTGAACTAGGTCTCTGTCCAGAAAGTGCATACGAAATAATGATTCGTAGTGCCGTAGATAATCTAAATAACAGTGACTTCTGGCAACAACATATTAAACAGGATCTTTGGATTCACGAAGCAATAAGCAATGTCACAGCAAGTTAAAGTATTATCCACCGTAGGTCAAGGTGAGTTTGTAGAAACAGACTACACCTTACCTGAATTACAACCCGATGAAATTTTAGTCAAAGCCATAATGACCGGCGTGTGTCGCAGTGACATTGACATGATGCAGGGCACGTTTGGACCACTGCCATTAGACATGCAGGGACATGAAGGATTGGGAATTGTTGCTGCCAAAGGCACGCAAGTACATGACGTTATAGTAGGCGACTATGTGGCTACCAGAGGTGAACCTGCTTATGCTGATTTCTATCGCAGTAGATCCAATGAATATGTGTGGGTGCCAGAAGCACTACCTAAATATATTTTAGAACCAGTGGCCTGTGGAATCAATGTCATACATCAACCTTTGCGTGAAATTGCAGAACGCAGTGGACCAGGACGAAGGTTATTGTTGTTAGGCAGTGGATTTTTGGCTTGGGTGGCCTACCACACCATCCTACTTAATCATTTGGAATTTGACGTAGATGTTGTGGGTACTAGCAATCGTGCGCTTTGGCAAGATACACTCAAATCGTATCCGCAGGACTGCGAATACGATGTTGTCATTGATTTGAGTGGTCGATATGATGTGTTTACTGGCGTATACAACGCCAAAGAAAGTTTGTTGGTAGTGGGTGTACAAAATACTGTAACCACAGACTTTGGTAGTTTACTTTGGAAAGCCTGCACTATCATGTTTCCCAGTCCGAGAACAGATGGTTTCTATAGTGCAATGAAATCTGCCGAATATTGGATAACCAATGGCGATATTGTAGTTGACAGTTTTTGGACAAAAGGTTATAATAGATACACAGAATGGCAACAGGCATTTCTAGATGGAGCAAATCGTCCCGACGGTTACAGTCGAGGATACATTTATTGGGGTAAAAATGACAATTGATACAAGCGGTCGAAAACAAGTAGACTACTTTGTTGGTGTAGAAGTAGAAAATACTATCATGAAAGGTGAGCGTACACTGTTTGTAGTGGGCGTAAAACCTGTTGACGAAATTGTCGAGATCGCAGAACGTGAAGGCGTAAGACATTTATACTTTGGTACCAGCCAAAGTTTTCATCCTGCCAATCCTTATGAATGGGCACAGTGGGATGATATGATTAAGCCATTGTTGGTTAAAAACTATTGGGTCACACTGGACTTTGGTGTTGAGTATGCTCCAGAGATTCACGAAGAATCTTGGAATGAGTACAACACATTCATTCCTATGATCTCAGTTAAACTGCCTTACATTAAGCAGTATAACTATCACGCAACACTTAAGATTGATGACAACACTTGGGGTGACACTAACCCTGGTGTTTGGTGTCATCCTCTTAATGAATTACTTAAACGACGTGTCTACACAGACTGGAAAGACTATGTAGGCGACGAACCTATAGGTGCAAAATGAATCAAGAACAAAGAGAACAAGTTAATCGTATCATGGAACGAGCAGACCGTAAAGTCTGGGTAACGTTTCGCAAAGAAGGCATCCATCGCTACCCAGCGGCGGCAACAGATCCTGCATTAGCAACTGGAAACGAGTATGATGTTAGTTTTCTTGGCGTGCCACATCGACACATTTTCCACTTTCGTGTCTGGATCGACGTACTACACAATGATAGAGACATTGAATTCATACAGTTTAAACGCTGGTTGGAAAATCTCTACCGCGATGGTACTTTAGCATTAGACTACAAGAGTTGCGAAATGATGAGCGATGACTTGTACGTACAAATTAGCAGTCGTTATCCGGATCGTGCAGTATGGATTGAAGTATCAGAAGATGGCGAGAATGGCGCACTGATCCGTTATGAAACCACTCACCCTAACTTATCTGTCAAAATTTGATTAATATATTTTTTGCTCCAGGCACATTTGGTAGTACCATGGAATACATGCTCAGAAACTTTACTAAAGATTTTGAAAATGTAAAAGGTAATATTATGCTAGATGGTTCAATGCATTCATTTAAAAAAGAATGGCATGTTGCATCCTTGGATAAGACTGAGACTTATTCAGAAGAAATAGAAATTTCAACAGTGACCTATCCGTGGTATGGGAAATCATTAGACGAAATTTTTAATGTATGGCCTGGTGATCTAAAAAAATCAAAAAATGTTTGTATAAAAGTAAAAGACCTAGAGGCTGGAGAACTAAATTTATTATTCTTTTTTTATAAAATTGCGAAAAGTATTCTATCAGACTATTTTGCCGCCGACAAACATTTTGCACGATGGAACTCAAACTATACCAATCATAAAGATATGCAAAAATGGGAGAAGCGAGAATGGTATAGTTTATTTTATATAGGCTTGCTCAATGACTGGTTAAATGTAGAAAAACCGATAAATCAAATTGGTAATTTCTTACTAATTAATAATATAGATATTCTTAATAATTTAGACATTGAGTTTACAAAAATTGTCGATCATTGCGGCTTAACTGAAGATAAATCTATAGAGTATTTTGAATTTGTCACAAAATGGACTAAGGCACAACAATATATTTTAGAAGAATTTAAATTAATAGATAAAGTGGTATTATCTACAATAAATGGCTTAGATTTTGATTGGTCTCAAGATAGACTTTGTTTTACTTCAGAGTGTATAATACAAAAAAGATTACGCGATAATGGGTATGAAATAAAGTGCTACAATCTAAATGATTTTCCAACCAATAGTGAACAACTATATAACTTACTTGAAAAACAATAGGAGAAAGTAATGGCAGCAAAATGGCTTGAAAAATATCTTACTATGAAGCCAGAAGTCACAAAAATCTTTGATGACTTAGAACAGTATCGTGATTACTGCAAATTTAACTTTGTCAAGTTCGACGAGCGGGACTTGTACAAGAGTGATGCATATCGCAAATTTGATCGACAGCGTAATCGTCGAGAACGACAAAATGGCTAACGTATTTTTAGTTGACTTAGAATCGGTTGAAACACGTTACACTGGTCAATGGCAGTCACATATCCCAGAACTGTTAAAGAAAGCAGGTCATAATGTTCAAGTTTTATCTGGTCCTACGGACATTCCTAGTGCCACTACTCCTGGCGCCTTTCTTAATTTTGGTGGGACTAATATCTATAAGTCTAGTCAAGTCGAAGCAATGGGTAGACTATTTTGCAGTGGGGGAGTTGGGCGTGGTGACCATTTTCTTTTTACTGACGCTTGGCATCCAGGCATTATTAACCTAAAGTACATGAGTGAACTACTGGATATTCCAGTAAAGATTCACGCACTTTGGCACGCCGGTAGTTATGATCCAGCAGACTTTCTTGGAAGACTGATTGGTGATGCTCCTTGGGTACGCTATGCTGAAAAAAGTTTCTTTGAAGCCATAGACTACAACTATTTTGCCACAGACTTTCATATCAACATGTTTGCTGGTAACTTGTTAAATGCAAATCTTGGCACAATGTACAAGTATCAGGAGTCCAAAAAAGTAATTCGCACAGGTTGGCCCATGGAGTATATGGACCAGACACTGTCTCCATACAAAGGTATGACTAAGCGTGACTTAATTGTGTTTCCGCATCGTATCGCTCCAGAGAAACAGGTCGCCATATTCCGTGACTTAAAAGAACAACTACCTGAATATGAGTTTGTAGTCTGCCAAGATCAGGAACTTACCAAGAATGAATATCACAATATTTTAGGCGAAGCCAAAATTGTGTTCAGTGCCAGTTTGCAGGAAACCTTAGGTATAGGTGCATATGAAGGCGCTATTGTAGATGCTATTCCCATGGTGCCTGACAGGCTCAGTTACAGTGAAATGTATTATGAGGGATTCAAATATCCCACAGAGTGGACAGAAAATTTTAGCAAGTACATGATCTACAAAGACCATTTGGTTAATCATATTCGTGCCACTATGGAACACTATGAACGGCGTTTGCCAGAACTTAAAAATCAGACACAGGACCTGACTGACAACTTCTTCAGTGCAGGATCATTATTAAAAAATATAAACTAAATGTCTTTTGATACCGTTTTCGAATTTGAAAAAAGAATAGCAGAATATTTTGGATCTCCTTACGTTATCAGTACGGACTCCTGCACCCACGCTATTGAATTATGTTTGAGATACGAGAATCCCGAAACAGTATCTATTCCTCAGCACACTTATATTAGCATACCGTTCACTTTAATTAAATGCGGTATTGATTTTTCTTGGCAGGAAAATTATTGGCAGGATTATTATAATATTTCAAATACTAATATTATTGACGGTGCCGTTTATTGGAAAATTCAAGGTTATATTCCTGGAAGTTTATTATGTTTAAGTTTTCAGCACAAAAAACAACTTTCTTTGGGAAGAGGCGGCGCTATTTTATTAGATAATAAAGAAAAATATGAATCACTAAGCCGCATGCGATATGATGGAAGAGATCTAAGTCGTCCTTGGGCAGAACAAGATTTTACAGAAATAGGATATCACTATTATATGACGCCAGAAACTGCTCAACTTGGAATAGAAAAATTAAAGGATATTAATCCAAGCCAATCAAAAACTTGGTCGTGGCAGGATTATCCAGATTTAACTAAATTGACAGTTTTCAAAAAATGACTTTCAACTCCATTTTAAAGTTTGAACAGGAGTTAGCCGAATTCACAGGCGCTCCTTACGCAGTCATGACTGACTGCTGTACTCATGCCATTGAACTTTGTTTTAGGCTAAATCGTCCCGATGTACTCAAGTTTACTGCTTACACTTATCTTAGCATTCCAATGTTGATGCACAAATTGGCTATACAGTATGAATATATGGACGAGCAGTGGACCAGCGAATACAGATTTTATGGATCAAATGTTTGGGACTGTGCTCGACGACTTGAAAAAGACATGTATAGACCCGAGCGCATCCAGTGTTTGAGTTTTGGTTGGGACAAGCCTTTACAAATAGGCCGTGGTGGTGCTATACTATTAGACGACAAAAACAGTTATCAAAGGCTAATCGAAATGAGATACGATGGTAGAGACTTAACACAAGTGCCGTGGCAGGAGCAACGTGTGTTTAGAGTTGGTTATCATTATCGTCCCACAATTGAAGAAGCCGAGGCTGCATCCCAAGAACTTAAAAAAATTAAAATTACAACCCCCAAACCTAAATACAAACAGTATCCGGACTTAAGAACTATAGAGATTGTAAAATGAATAAGAATATATTAATTTCTGGATGTTCTTGGGCAACTGGTTGTGGTCTACCTGAAGAGAAAAACAATCCACGAAATTGGCCTACCCAACTAGTAAATGCAATTTGGCCTGGCGCAGATATGAACAATATTGCACAGAATGGAAATAATAACGACACAATATTCTTTATGACGGCAGAAGAACTACTAAAAAACAGATATGATTGTGTTATTGTAGAATGGTCAGAAACTGCACGATTAAATTACAATATAGGATTAGAATTATATCACACTTTGTCCAGGTGTGAATCTGACCATGACATAAATTTAGTAAATCACGAAACAGTCAAAGCAGACTGGTTGTATAAAAATATTAAACAAAATATAGTTAAAATTTCAAATGAGCATTGGTTTATTTTAAACATGGTAAGATATTTAAATATTTTAATACAATTACAAAAACCATATGGTGAGATATTTTTTGTAAACGGTGGCGGGTGCTGGCCGGATGGCTATTTTAATAGGTGCGATTCCTGGACCGATGCCGACTCATACACAAAAAATGACATCCTACAAATGGATTTTAGAGATGACGAAGAAATAGCACAACTCTATAGAAAAGTACATGATGACTATGAAAATGCAGGCGGAATCAATGAATACCGTTGGCTTAATCTATATAACTCATTGCATACGTCAAAAATAGATATAGCGTCTGACACCGATTTACATCCAGGAATATTATCACAAGATAAATTTGCTACAGAATTCATTTTAAAAATTAAAAATATTGGCAAACAAAATGTTTAAAAAAATTCAACTGTCAGATTTTAACTTTGATATCTTTTTGAATGCAGACTACACTCAACATACAGGAAGTTGTATAAACCACCAGGTGCATGAATTAACTGATATACACACAAAGTATGGTGGATTTCCTACCTCTTATTGTTTAGAAAATACTATGATTCATCAACTTTGGTGGACCAAGGAACAAATAGATTTTGAAGATTTAGGAAATAAATTAGGTATAGACGTTGTCACGGTATCTAGTATTTTGCAACCTCCAGGGTGTGTAGTGCCTTTGCATCGTGATACTTTTTATCAAATAAACAAAAAATATCCGGAACGTCAAGACCATAAAGTACGTGCAAATATTTTTTTAGAAAATTATAAAGTAGGTCATTTTGTACAGTATCTAGATGAAAATCAAAAAATTTATACAGTTGATAATTGGGATCGAGGGGATGGTTATATATGGGATAGTGAAATTTTACATTTAAGTTGTAATGCAGGTATGCAAGACAAGTACACACTTCAGGTTTCAGGATTTTTAAAACAAGATAATTGAGATTACAAAATGACAGAAAAAACACTAGCACAGGCCTTACGTGAAAGAATGCGATCAGATAACAAACGTTTCTTTGCAGGAGATAACATCAGCGATTATGTTACAGACTCTAATCGTGAACAGTTGATCGAAGAAGCAACAACTGCATTCGAATCTGTATTGGATGTATTGCTGATTGACAGGGCAAATGATCCTAACAGCCAAGACACTGCACGTCGATTAGCAAAAATGTACTTTAATGAGATTATGGCAGGACGGTATGAGCCCAAGCCAGATGCTACTGCATTTCCCAACGAATCCAATCATGAACTGGACGAACCTTATGATGGTATGTTGGTTGTACGCAGTGAACTAAAAAGTATGTGCAGTCACCATCACCAGCCAG